GGTGAGGTCAGGGTCGGTCGGCTCGGCGGGTGGGTCGTCGTCGTCGCCCGGCCCTGCCTGCGCGCCGGGGGCGGTGACCATCCGGCGCGTCAGGTAGGGGAGCCCTCCCACGGCCCGGCCTGTGGCAGCGTAGGCGCGCGGGAGGGCGGCTGCGAGCGCAGGGCCGGCCAGCGGCGCGGGCGCGGCACTGGGGGCGTCCTGCGGGGGCACAGCGGGCGCCCCGGCCGCGGCGGGGGCTGCGGTCGGGGCGGCGGGCATCAGGAGCGGATCTCGGTGCAGGAGAAGCTCACGAGGCCCGAGAGGACCGCGCCGGTGTTCGCGAAGGTCTTCGCGACGCTGACGGTCTCCAGCGGGCTGACCTCAAGGTCAGTACCCGAGCCGGTGAGCGTCAGGCTGTAGACCGTGCCGGCGACGAGGTTGCCCTGGGCGACGTTGGTGGTCAGGGTGGCGATGGTGGTATCGCCGGCCTTGATCGTCAGCGTGCCGGTGTTGCTGGCGTCAGCCGTGACCGCGGTGTCAGGCACAAAGGTGACGCGCTCGATCAGGAGCTTGACGGGCAGGGTGTTGACGCCGTAGCGGGCGACTTCGTTGGCACCGGCCGCGGCGCTGCCGATCTTCGGGCAGTCAATCTGGTGGTAGACGGGGGCGGACATTGGTCACCTCGGAAGGGGAGAGAGGGGCGCACCGGCTGCCGGCGGGACGGGTGAGCGCCCCGCCGGCAGGGTTGGGGTCATCAGGTGGCGTCGTAGCCGACCACGACGTTGACCGTGCTGGCGCTGGTCAGCGCGGTGCTGTGGTCGGGGCTCTCGAAGGCGTACCGACCGCTGGCGACGAGCGTGGTGGTGTTGTTCAGGATGTTGGTGTCGCTCTCCAGGGTCAGGCCCTTGCGGGTGCCGAGGATGAAGCGGTCCAGGTCAGCCATCACGATCGACTGCTTGGTGTTGTTGCCGGCGGTCGCCGAGTGCAGGCCGTCGGTGTGGAACGCGCCGGTCTCGGCGCCGGTGCGGCCCAGCGGCCAGGACCGGATCACGGGCTTGCCGCCGATGGCGAGGACCTGACCGGTCAGGATCGTCGCGGCCGGGCCGAACTTCTCCAGGCTGACAACCTCGGTGATCGTGCTGAAGCGGTTCAGGATGTTCTCGAACGACGCGAAGATCGCGACGCGGCTGTTGTTCTGGCCCACGCCGCCGCTCATCTTGGCGTGCATGCCCTGGATCTTGGCGAAGGTGTACGACGAGGCCATGTCGTACTTCGCGGTCGCGCCGATGTCGAAGGCGCGGGCGCGGAGGCCCAGGAACGCGCGACGGTGGTCGAGGCTGCCGCCGACGTTGGAGCCGCCGGACGGGGCGGTGACCGGGAACACGCCCTCAGGGGCCCATGCGGCGAGGCTGTCCTGATGGGTGGCGTTGGTGTCACCGTTCAGGATCGCGTCAAAGAGGGCGAGGGCGGCACCCTCGGCCATCTGCGCGCGAAGCTCGGGCAGGAAGGTGATGATCGCGTCAGCGTCGGCGTTGCGGTCGAACTGCACCGCGCAGGCCATGTCCTTGACGTTGTAGCTCAGGGCGCCGGTGCCCATCGCGGAGAGCAGGAAGTCGGCGGCGGCGCTGGCCGTCGCGGCGCCCTGCAGGAAGGGCCGGGGGCGGGCGGTGCCGAGCGGGCTCTTCATGTTGCGGTCGGTGATGCTCTTCTGGACGAAGAGGCCGACCGGGCTGTCCATGATCGCGGCGGCGGCGACGCGGAGCATCTCGGGCGCGAGGACCTCGCCAGGGATGAGGTCGCTGCCGTTGCCGGACGAGACGCCGAAGACGCGCTTGATCACGCTGTCGCGGTCGGGCGCGAGGCCCATCCGGTACACGCGGTCAGCGATGCGGGCGACGATCTCGGGGTTGTGCTCACGGTAGGCGCGGAGCAGCTCGCCGCTCGACATGCGGCCGGTGTTGAAGCCCTTGCAGGCGAGGCGGACGAGGCCGGCTTCCCAGAGGTTCTTGGCCTCAAGGTGACCGTCGCCGAAGGTGCGGGTCGAGGTCAGGAGGCCGTCGCTGACCTCCTTGTGGACCTGCCCCTCGACGGTGTAGGAGCGCGACACCGGGAACAGCGCCAGCTCTTCGTTCTTGCCGAACTCGCGGGCGATGCTCGCGGCGGGGCCGTCCATCGTGACGGTCTGGGCAGCGTTCAGGGCCTTGACGCTGGCGATCTCGGCTTCGAGCTTGTTGACAGCGTCGGCGCGGCGCTCGTTCTCAAGCTTCTGGGCGGCGATGTCAGCGCTGATCGGAGCCATCGCGCGGGTGATGCTCTCACCAACGAGAGCGGAGAGCTTGCCTTCAAGCTCGGGGAGGTTTGCGGCCATCGTGGCCTCCTTTGGGTGGGATGACCGGGAGGGCCGCCCGGCGCGGAGAGAGAGTCAGGAAACGGTGATCGGGAACAGTCCGGTCAGGGCGCGGGCGAAAGCATCAAGATCGAAGTCCGGCCCGTCATCGGGCGGCGGGGCGGACTTGCCCTCGGCGACGGGCGCGGGCTCGGGAGCCAGGGCGGCGGCCTTGCCCTCCATCGTCGCCTCGGGGTGCATCGGCACGCCGACGATAGAGCACTCCAGCAGGTTGTTCTCGCTGAAGACGTACCCGCGTTCGGCATACAAGGGGTGGTCGGTCGGGTACTTGCTCCGGTCGGTGGCCTTGCCCGGGATGAAACCGACAGAGGCGGCCCGCAGCGTCTTTTCGTCGAGCATGGCCCGGATGGTGCGGCCTTCGTCGCTCGCATCGGTGGGCACGAAGTCGCCCTTGAGCACGCCGCCTTCGACGCGGACGCGCTCCCAGCGACCGACCGGGAGGCCCCAGGACCGGTGATTGAAGAACGCGACAGGGTTCGCGGCGAAGCGGTCGAGCTTCCAAGACTGCTCGACCACGTCATCGGCGCCGTCCGGGGTGCCCACCGACATCACGAAGGGGTATCGGCCGGGCTCGCGGGCCGGCTTGCCTTCGCCCTCTTCGTCGGCCTCCATCCCAAGCAGCGCCCGATAGACCGCGGCGGGCGGGGTCTCTCCAGGCAGCAGCGCGCCGGCGGCCTTGCGCCCCGCATAGTCGCGGGTCACAGCCTCGGGCGTGGCACAGACGGGGGCGACGATGGTCGGGATGGTCATGGTCAGTCCTCGATCACAGGGCGGGTAGAGCAGCGGCAGTTGATGTCCTGCCTTGCAATATTGAACCCGCCGGGGGCTGGGGCGGACGCGCCCACGTCTTCGCCGGACGGTATCACAAACATACCCCCGGGTGCAACTTTTTGACCGTGGCAGCGGCGATGGGAGCGGTCGGGCTCAAGGACCCGTGGCGCGCGCAGCCATTCGATCTGCACGTCGACGCCCAAGTTGGCGGCGTCGCTGTAGGCGAGGAGGCTGCCGGCGTTCAGGGCGCGGGCAGACTCGGTCCGGGCGATGGTCAAGGCTCGCGCCGGCGAGAAGGCTTGGGAGGACCGGATGCGCTCTTGGATCTGCGACAGGCTCTCACCGGCTTGGATGCCGGCATAGACCTCCGCCTCGATCTGCCGCTTGGTGGTCTCGCTGACGCGGGTCACTTGCTCCGCGAGCAGCTTCTGTGCCGGGCTCAGGGTCGGGTCATAGGTGATGCCGCCGAGCCAATCGCGGAAGAGCCCCCATCCGATCTGGACGACGCTCTCGACGATGCCGGCGACCGCTTCGGCGAGGATGATGGCCTCGCGCGCTGCCGTGAAGAGCCCGAGCACGTCGTCGATCAGGATGACGCGCTGGACTCTCGGGGCGCCGGGGGTGAGCGGCAGCATGCGCGACTGGACACCCCGGGCGGCGTCGATGTCGGCGAGGCGGGCGATGATGCGGTCCCGCTGGGCGGTCAAGGCTTTGGACCATGCCCGCGCCATGACGGCCTCGGATGACCGCAGGGCCGACCGGAAGAGGCGCTGTGCCTGCCGGGCGGACGGGGACCGGGACCGGCGCGCGGCGCGGGTGACGATGCCCCGGCGCAGGCGGAGGGTGCGGCGCTTGGGCGCCTTGATCTTGTCTCGGCGGACGCGGGCCCAGTCCCGCCCGGCATCGCCACCCCAGAGGAGCCATGCGATCCAGCCGGCGGACGGGTCGGTCTCGCTCTCCCAGCCGGGCGCCTGCGCGTCGACGGCGTGGCGCGAGAAGTATGAGTGCATCCGCAGGATCGTCGACTCGCTCAGCGTGACCCGGTTCTGCAGGTCGCGGGCGCGCGCGACACCGACCGCCGTGCCGCCCCTCCCGTGCTCGGCGCGCAGGCGGAGCCCCTTGCGGGCCGCGGCGGCCATCGCTCGGGTCGGCTTGCGCTCGGCGTCGGTGAGACGGGGCACTACTCCTCCCCGGACAGGGCGGCGAGGTCGTCGCGAACGGATGCGAGGGCGGCGAGGGCTTCGGCCTTGGCCTCGTCCGTGGCGTCGGGATCGGCGAGGACGTCAAGCGCATCGGTCATGTCGGCGACCATGCCCGGCACGTCTTCGAGCGCGTCGGAGACGTCGGGCATGTCCTCGGGGTCATCGCTGTCGTCGTCTGGCGAGTCGTCGACCGGGGGCGGGGGCGGCGCGCCTGGGGTCGCGGTCTGCGTGACCGGGGCGGAGGTGAAGGCGCCGGGGGGCAGGTCATCCCAACCCTCGTAGGCGTAGGCGACGGCCGCATCCATGCCGTTCGCGATGTGGGCGGTGATCCGGTCGAGCGTGGCCTTCATCGCGCCCTGCAGCGCAGGCACGCCGCTGAAGTCGTGCTCGACGGTGATGCTGTCGTCGCGGTCGACGCTGCGGGCAAGGGCGGTCAGCGCTTCGTCGAACTCGGCGACGCGGCCCTGAAGCTGCGTCCAATAGGCGGTCATCTGCGTGTCCGACGTTGCCCAGGTGTTGGCGCCGTCCGCGCCGATGCGGACCGGGGGCACTGACAGCACGGCCAGCACGCTCTCGCGAATCCAGCGGCGCTGCTGCGGGGCCTCCATCTCGCGAGGGGCCCAGCCGAGGATCGACAGCTCTGCGTTAGCCTCGCCTGAGACGACGACCCCGCCGTCGTTGTCCACGAACAGACGCTTGAGCGCGTCGCGGATCGTCTCGACCTGTCGCGCGCTCCACGCCGACACGCCGTCGCCCTTGGGGCGGTAGATCGCGGCGGGGCGGCCGGCGGCGGCGGCTTTGGCTGCGCTTGCGGAGAGGGCCCTGTCGGCGAGCAGGTCGCTGTGGAGCACCTGCGTCGCGCCGAAGCCCGACAAGATCTCAGGCCCGTCTTGCCAGCCGAGGGCCAACATCGCGATGACCTGATCGGGCCTGTACTGCTTGATCTGGTCGAGGCCGATGTCGTACCCGAGCGGCGTGCCGTCCGCCCCGGGCACCACGCGGACGCGGGCCGGGTGCGACCACCGGACGCCGACCGGGACGCCCCGAGCGGCGCCCCAGAGGACCACGCTGGCCGTCTTGCCGGCGAGGATCCGGTCGGTCATCACCTGCTTGCGCCACGTCCGCTGCGACGGGAAGCCGGTGTTGGCGAGCATCCCGTGGACCCAGTGCTTGGGCACGGGTTCGCCGTTCCGCTTGACCACGATGGGCAAGCTCGCGAGGTCGTCGGTGATGGCCTCGGTGCATGCGTAGACATACGCATTGCCCTTGGCTGAGAGCGCGAGGGTCGGGCTGTAGACTGACTCAATCGGCGCGCCCGCGGCGTAGTCCCCGCCGGCGACGACTTCCTTCGGCTTCTCGACGGTCGACGTGAGGCCGAGCGCCCGAGCGACGGCGGCGACGGCCCGCCCGGTCAGGGTGGACGTGCGCAGGGCGAGGGGTGCGGGATCGGCGCTCATGTGTGCAGCATAGCCCAGCGGCGTTGTCAAGGTCAAGAACGCGGCGCGGGGGCCTCGT